CGTTCCTTGGTCTTTTCCTTGTCAATTGCTGGTAATATTGTCACACTCCGCCACCCCTTTATGCTAAAATGATTTTGTGGGTCATCTGCCAGCAGTGGTGGGTGCTTTTTTTCTAAATACAATCTTTTCCACCTCGACTTATCCAATCTTTGTAGGTGTAGATTCTGTAACCCTTAGCTTCCTTATTTTTGCGTATTTTTTGGGAAATCGTAGACCGATCTAACTTAAAGAAATCAGCTAGACCAGCAAGCCCATTTTTAATCACTTTCGTTTCATTGTCCTTGATAACTACATGTGATCTCCTTTGCTCTTTGCATTCCTGCCAGACGCTTAAAACGTCCGGATTTCTTACTGCATATCCTCTGAATGCGCAGTCTGTAGCTCCAAAGGCTTCTCCAATTTCAGGCTGGCTTTTATATTGCTTAATCAATTTTATAACCTTGGCTTTATCCCACTGATATGCTTCATGTCGTCCTCTTATTTTTTTAGGCTTGCTAACTCCGCCGACTTCTTTTCGCAATTGCTGCAATTCTGGACTGTTTTATGGTATTTTTAGCCATATGTCCCTGCGAACTGCCACAATATCGCCTTCTGGGCCATCTATTTTATGAATTATCTTGTATGCTTTAGCTGTGATAGTCATATTCTTCAACCTCCAGTTCTATCCTCGGCTTGTCGCTGTAAAACTTGTGTGCTGCTATGTCGACTATTAAGTTATCATCAGCCCATATAATTCCGTTTAAGGCGTCTAATGTGCTTTTGATATAATTATCCAAATCAGGCTTTACAATTGGTCTATGGACGTGTGAGAGCCTTTTTATGCGTTCTTTTTTGCTAATCGACTTTTGCAGTTCACGATAAAACTTGATTTCAATTTTCAACGGCTTTGAAATTGGCTTATGTCTGAACTGAAACTTAGCAAGATATGCTAGGCTTTCTTTGTACTTTGCAACTTTTTTAGGGTCGTATAGTCTGATGCCTTTGCCAAATCTGGTTGCACGTGGCCTTGCTTGCTCCACTGGTGCAATTTCAAATTCCAACCTGTAAATCAATTGCTACTCATCTCCTACCAATTTATTTCAGCACCAACCAATTTTGCATAACAAGTTGAATCACACGTTCCCCACTTTCTAAAGTATTTATTGTTAACAACATCAACATATACTCCACAATATCTACAGTGAGTTGCATCATATCTAAGACTTTTTGGGAATGATTTAATCCATTTCTTTTTCTTCTGCCTTTTATTCATCTTTTGCTTCCTCCTTGCACTTTTCTAAGTCAATCGCTTGAAACTTCGGCAATTTCTGCATTTTGTCAATTTCGCTTTGAGTAAACGAACTAGCATCGGTTTTATACGCAAGACAAGCATTTCCAGCTGTGTTTCTTCCTAGATAGCAGTCATCTAAAATTTTCAATCTGTATTTTTTCTCTTCCACAACTTCAATTAATTCTGGGTGCTCGAGTGCTTTGACAAATTCAATTTGAGCAGCTTTATCTTCTTTACATGTGCCACAAAAAAGCCTTTTCCCTAACAGTGGATAGGTCTTTCCACAATTATAAATGTCATCTAGGCAGACAAAAGGTAAAGCCCCGTCTAATTTACCAAACTCTTTTTTCTCTGCCACACTAAACTTAATCTTTTTTGGCTTAGTGAAATCGGATAGTTTGCCTAAAATTTGTCCAGGCCGAATAATTGCAATCGTCCCATTCTCGTTTAAATTTTTAGCATCCACACCATCAAGCACTACAACAACCTTATCGTTAAATTTATATTTCATTTTGCTTCCTCCTATTTAAGTTCATTAACAATAACGGTTGTGTTATCGCCAAAATATATATTGTGCTTGTGATTATGCTGATCAACATACTGTAATGACCGATTGCTGTGAGAAACATCAAATTTGCCTTTAAAGTGCATGATTGGCTTACCATCTGCGTTATACACGGTTATTTCACGTTCAATTCCGTTGCTTGTTTCAGACTGAAAATTTTTAACTGTTCTGATTCCACTTGCTGTCTTATTAAGCCACCAATATGAACAACCGCCAATTCCAAATAAGCAAACCATCACTATAACTAAAATTGTTATTATCGCTTTTCTCATTTTTCTGCCTCCCAATCTGGAAAATACTCTAAAATATCATAAATAAACGACTGGCACTTAGCTTTGTTAAATCTGTACCATAGATTTGTTTCCCCTTGCAGGCATCTTCTGCAAAAATTAATTGCTTGATTATTAACTGATAAATAACCATTATTATCGGTCTTTCTATCATAAAATTCATAATAATCACTACCTTCTGAAAATGCTTCTCTAGGTTTAAAGTTTTTCCAAACGGACAAAGCTCCCTTATAAATAAAATTCAAAATATCTTTTGACTTACTTATTGAAAAACTTGCCTGTTCACGATCTGATCCATATATTTCAATATTAGTACGATTAATTCTTACAAGAACTTGTGTGCCAAATCCATCTTCAAAAAATTTTTCAGCGCTCATCTTATGCCTCCAAATCACTTTCTTTGACAAAAGTTCCATCGACCATTTTCCCTTTGCGGTTTTTAATAACCTTATACGCATCAGTTAGACACTTTTTATAGTCAATGCCACGTTGTAAGCAGTAGATAATCAGTGTTACCTGTAAATCGCCAATTGCGTCTAACTCGTCAGCTTCATGTTCTTTCAAAAAAGCCTGATACAACTCTCCAAGTTCTTCACCAATCTTTAACGCCTGTGCGTGCGGATCTGATTTATCCAGTCCACGTTGCTTAGCCCACGATTGCACTGATTTAATCAATTTTTCGTATTTCATTTTTAGTCTCCTTTTATCTCTTGCCTGATACAAAATGTCGTACTTTATCGAAATTTTTTGGTTCACCTTTTCTCATGCAAGCAGCTAAGTCAAAACCTGCATGAGTTCCAATAAAAAGTTTCATATCTCTGCCAGCAGGTTTTAGCCTGACTTGTTCTTTTCTGACAACACGTGCTTCTTTCGTGTCAAGATCGCGTATAATCAGAACATTGTTCATTATTCTCAGCACAACAGCATTTTTATGTTTCTTGCCGTAGATGTCTGTTACATTGTGTATTTTATTGTTAACTTTTATTTTCATTAAGATACTCCTCTAACTCATCGACAGTGTCATAACATTCGAAATACCAGCTAACGTCATAATCTGGATTTGAAATTGCCATCATATTTTTTACTTTTTCGGGGCGCATTTTTAACTTTTTCCCCGCTGCTTTTAGTCCGCCTATTACAAACCTAATCTCATTATTTTTCCTAATTGCTAACGTTTTTCTAGCTTTAACAGCTAACCCCCATGCTATTTTTACGTTTTTGTGTTGCCACATCCTATTTCTAACTGCATATTCTGTAGTTTTTAACATCTCTACCATTTCAGATACTGCATATCCATGCCTGATCAACCTGATTAGGTTTTCATCTGTATATTCATATTCGTTTTTGCACGTGCTTTTTGTCTCTCTCTGCCACGCTTTACGAAGCTCAATCAACCGCTCATCATCATCAGCAATTTCCATAAACCAACGAGGATTTTCATTTTCTAGTTTTAATAAAAGCTCATATTTTTTCGGCAACATTTTAACCATCTCCACACCCCATTTCGTCCCACGGATCATCGCCAATCCGATAATAGCTTATGCACATATTTTTGTGTTTTTTTGCATACGTCTTGCTAGCTTTTTTGAAAATTGCATTTTTTGTGATTCCCCAATTTTTTGCAAGCTCATCAGGAGTACCACACGCTACAAAAATATCCTGATTGAAATACATTGCATATAGCACGTGTTTTTGCATGCTAAACACCTCAATTTCCGATTAAATCTCTTACTTGATAATCGAGACTGCTCATACGTATATCGTCAAAGCCCCCTACAAGCCCCAAAATCTTCATTCTGAACGTTTTAGTCGCTGGCACTATAATTTCTACTGGAAAGTTATAATGTTTCGCAAACAGCCTGAATTTATCTCTAGTGCCGCTATCTATCGCTTTAAAGTTAAATCCTGTCTTAATATCGATTACATGCGCCCAATTGCCCTCATCGTCATATATCAGAAAATCAGGAACATACGTCTTAGCTTTCATGGTTCGACCACCGATCGAAAATTGATCATCAATCGTAAATTTTGGGTGGTAGGTAAATCTAGCAACTTTACCTTTTACAAAGTTTTGATAAAACGTCGCTTCACGTTTGCTATCGAACTCAATTTCATCGATTGTTACTTTTTGTCTAAAATGAGTACCTGCTTTATTTTTCAACTGCCTACCCCCGATTAGCTAAAATCGTAATCTCGAAACTTAACAGCAATGCTAATCAACTCTTTAACTTTGCCTGCGTAAGCTTCTGATTGTTTAATACGATCCATATAATCGTTGATCATGCCAACTTCGTGATTAGAAAGTGCGCCGACTAGAACGATGATGTTAAGCCACTGTTCATCAGGAATCGGCAACTTTCTGTCTTTATAGTCCTTGTCAATTTCATCAATCACTGTATTTAGTTGTTCTTTCAATTTGTCAAAATTTTCTGTAAGCATATCAATCACCTCATCAATAAATTCTTGTGTTGTTGTCATCTAGATACCTCGCACATCGTTCAGATCGAACGCCAATTGCCTTTCAGGATTGTTTGTCATCAGCCTGCTGATTAGCTTCTCGTTGTACATCATTTCAAGCTCACGTCTTGAGTTGTTCGTTGTGACAATTGTTGAGTTTTTAGCTGTATTATGTTCAAAATCAACTCGTGCGTTAGCAACTCGGTACATAAGCTCTTGCATATCCGACCTAACTGGCTTAATTGAGCCTTTCATTCCGCCCTCAGTGCCAAAATCATCAAGCACTAGCACATCAGCCTCTTTCATTGCCCGCTCAATGTCGCTCAATCGGCTTTTAATGTCGTTTAAGTCATACTGTTTGCCAATCAATGAGCTAAGCTCATCAGTTGAAACAAACATCACGCCTAAGCCACTTTTCTTAGCTGAGTACATAATTGCTAAAGCTAGCGATGTTTTGCCTGTCCCTCTTACACCTGCCAAAACATAGTTAGCAGGTGTGGTGACAATTGACTTGGAAATTTTGTATGCCTTGTTTCCTAGATCACGTGCTTTTTGTACATCTTTTTGCATGTTCGGCTTCCAATTGGAAAAATCAAATTTTAAAGGAACACCACCCGGCCAAACTGACATTGAAAAATATTTGCGTCCTTTTTTGATTCTCAAGGCTTTGTTAAATTTTTCAATATTATATTTTTCAAATTTCTCAAGTGGTGTTAAATGTTCAACATCGATTCCTTTTTCTTTTGCAATTTCTTTTACATGGTCAATCTGTTCTTGAGTTATCAAGCTTTCCATCGTTAGAACCACTCCTTTCCAGTTGGCGTTCCGACTTTTTCAACACTTTCTTGATTTAAATAGCCTTCAAACTTAGTTCCAAACAGTGTTTCAGGTCTTAGATACTTAGCCATATCTGTGTTCAGCCATTCATCTGTTTTTTTAGTAATAACTGTCTTAAAATCTTCTAGCTTAAATCCATCACTGAACCTTGCTCGTATCAGTTTTTTTGTTTTAGCTGATGAAGATCGATACTTAGTGCCTGCTTTTTCATTTAAGAAGCAGACAATTTCATTAAAAGGCAGAGGTGGTTCGGCTTTAGCCGGACTATATGTTTTATTAACCTCTCCTAACCTATCCTTACCTAACCTAACCTGAGTATCCAAACTGGACACATCTTGTATACATTCTGTATCCATAGGGCTTAATCGTTGGTATGACTGGTTTCCATCAACACTCAGTTCTTTTTTGTGTTCGGAATATATTGTTGAACGGTATCTGTCTTTTTGGATATAGTTGTGTATTCGCCAGTCTTTAATGACTGTTATTCCATCTTCAAAAACTATGATGAATTGTTTAGCGGCTAGAAGCTTGAAATCATCATTGCTTCCTCCAACCATTCTCAAAACTGTCCTTGCATTGCCTAAGAAACCATCATCATCAGCATTCATGATCAAGTGTAGATAAAGTGCTTGTGTTGATAGCGGCAGGTCTAAAAATGCATCAGTTTCAGTAATCTGCTTGCTCAGCATTCTTCTTTGTGCCATCTAAATCACCTCAAATCAAAATGGCGAATCGTCTGTTTGAATATTGAGCTGCTTACCATTTCCAGCAAATGGATCATTAGTTGGCTGGTTTTGATTAGAAGCTTGCTGATTGTTTGATCCTTGGCTCTTGCTTTCCAAGAAAACTAACTGGCTTACATTGACATCAGTCGTGTACACCTTTTGACCGTTTTTCTCATAGCTGCCAGTCCTAATTTCTCCAGTTACCCCGAGTAAGCTGCCTTTATGAAAGTAATTGGCAAATGTCTCAGCGCGTTTGCCGCTCGCTGTTAAGCGAATGAAATCTGACTCGCGTTCTCCTTGTTGATTAGTAAAGTTTCTTTGAACTGCAATTGTTGAATTTGCAAAGGCTGTCCCATTCTGGCTATATCTAAGTTCTGGATCACTGGTTAAACGACCGGTTAAATTTACGCTGTTTAACATTTATTTTTCCTCCTGTATTCTTCATCAAATTCGTGTATCTGTTTCCAACTCATCAATTTCAGACTTACAATATCTTCATCTTTTAACTTAATTCCGTGAAAATGATATTTTTTAGCAAATGTTTCAGCACCAATTGTGTGAAATTCGAAATGGTGCCAGTGGCATAAAGCTTCTAATCTGTGATTGCGGTGGTCAATGTGATTTCGATTCATGCCACTTCCAACCGAGTCTTCATGATTAATCTCAATCAGTTTCTCTGTTCCGCACACTGTGCAACGCTTATGAGCTAAGCAGAGAAACACTTGCCGCTGAGTATCAAAAGTATTAGTTAAGTCCTTGAATCTAAATGGAATATCATATTTGAAACAATACTCAACTAGAAAAGCTATAAACGCTGTTGCAATATCCTTGTGACAATTGCTTAAGCTGAATTTTGGATAGCCTGTAATCGCTCGAAATTGCTCTTTAAGCGATATTTTTTTGATGTCGTCCGGATAACCCTCATAGTCGGCAATATCGTGCATCATTGCATAAGCTTTTTTGCGCTGAATATCAGATAGCTGGTAGGGCTCGTGTGGCATTACATCAAAAGCAATATATCCACGTTTAAGCTCGCTTTGAAACTTTTCAATATCATTAACCTTGAGCGTGATTAAATCGTTCTTAACGTCTTTTAATTGGCTCTGATAGATGTTCATAAAATCACTGCTTTACGAGTGCTTTGCTCATTTCGTTTAACACATTTAGCAAGATTGCCTGTTTCCCTGCATCATTGGATTTTTCCCATTCTGGCTTAGTAGCAGCTTGCTTAATCGCTTCGGCTCGAATACTTTTAGCATCTGCTTGCATTGAGTCAGCGATCTTTTTGTATAACTCGTTTACTAACTGCTTTTTTGCGTTTAGCGAAGATGTATTTTGTCTAGGTGTTTGTCTAGTATTTCTTGTCGGAGTAGCATTGTCGGTTTGCCTGTGATAACTGTTTGTATCTGCATCTTTTGTGTCATCAATCAAAAACATTCCATTAAGCGCGTATTTTCTAGCATACGAGCTTGCAGTTCCAGTTATCTGTGAGCTATCCATTCCTTTTTTTGTTTCTGACTCGCGAGCATATGCTGTCACACTATATTCATCATCTGGTGTCTTAAGTGTTGCGGTTGCTTTGATATAGTGCCAATCACCTATAAAAAAAGGTTCATCGCTCAAAACGAGAGTGCTGTTATAAGCTTTCAAGATTGGCTTTAAAGCATTAAGAATATCTTCTGCTGAACGATAATCGTACTTTCCAAAATTATTGTGCTGATTTTTTGGGGCTTTAAGCACTGACTGAATAGTTAAAAGAGTATTTTTTGATTCAGTTTCTGCCATTACTTAATCACAACCTTTCGATTAGCTTTTAAGCTAACTCCATTGATTTCCTTGCCGGATTTCAAATCACTGTATAGAGTTTTCTTGTCAATTTTCGTAACTGTTTCAGTTTTTATATAATCCGTTGGGACTAGTTTTTCATCTTCGATAAAGACTGACGACTTATAATTTCTATTTTTCAAAATGTGGTTATCAGTTTTTAACTCTTTAAATCCACCAGCGTCAATTGCTTCGGTTAAATATTTAATTAAATATTTGTTTTTATTTTTTAACACTTGCTGTGTTTCTCTTAACTGCTGAACCTTTTTAGTAAGCCAATCGATGTCTTTTTGATTAGATTCAATCCAGTTCGCAATGTTGTCTGCTTTAGAAGCCAGCGGTTCTTTAATGCTTTCTAATGTGTCGCCCAGCAGTTCAGGTTTCTCGTTGTATTTATCACTTTCAGACAGCTTTTTAAAACTGCTACTCAATTCGTAAAGATTCATGATTATTCCCCCTTCAAGACTTTTAAACCTCGTCTAGCTTGTTTAACTGCTCAACTGGCACATATATATCCGTGTTCAGCCAAGCTAACGCAAATGGCTTGTAATCGACTATCGAGCGCACACGGTAGATACTGTTTTGATATAAAACTGTCATGCCTGATTTAATCATTGTGATTCACTCCCTGTTGCTATTTCAGTCGACCAGCCCGGATATTTTTCGTCTAAAACGTATGCTATCCAGCCCTCACTCACTTCTCTACCTAAGTCGAGATATGTTCTAATCTCATTGGCTGGTATGATGTCGACATATTCCTTAATTGGCTCAACCAAGTAGTATTCTTCGCCCGGTTTAAGTGGCTCATGCTGCCAGTCCTCCGTGTGTAACACGTTGTACCAGTCGGCAATTGCCGGTTTAATTGTTGCCTGCATTTTGTTTTGTCTCCTCTGCTAACTGTCTGAACTGTGCTGAAACTTCGAAGTTTTTCAGTGCGTACTGCCGTTTCGCTTCTGTTTCGCAGATACGAGCTTTTTCAGCAACGGGCAACTTGTCAAATAGTTCTTTCCACTCCATTCAATTAGCTCCTTTTGTGCTATAATTGACGTATAAAAATATTTTCTAATTGCTTGAGTCGGCTGCTACCGGCTCTTTTTTTATTTCAAACTCGTCATTATCAGTAAACTTCAAAACGTGGACTGGCTTTCCGTGAACTGTTATATCTTCCGTTTTATAGATGCCAGTGCCATAAGCAGCTTTGACAAATTCCAATTTGTTGATTAAATCTAAGCCGGTAAATTTCATTTCTATCTCTCCTTAATCATCAACAATCTAATCCCAACCAAAACAACCATCATAGTATTTGTCGTATTTGTCGTTTGGACGATACTCAAAAAAATCCAAGTTGATGTCGCTTTTTACTTTATGCCCACAATAAGTGCACTTTGCTTTACGACCATCTAAGCTAATTGGCTTTTCACATGGTTCAGTACAATCGCAAATTACACAACAAGGTATTCTTTTACCTTTCACTAGTTTTTCCCCATTTGCTGTATGCCCACATTTCATTACAATATTTTTCATTTCATTTCCTCCTGTTTAAAATTATTCCGATGCTTACCATAAGCATGAAAAACAACACGGTAAGCATTTTTAGCAACTCTATCAACTACATCTGCCACCTTTCCTGCTAGCCACAAAACTGCAATCAAACCGCCCAAAATTGCCATAGCTGGCAACCAGTAAGTGTTAAACCATAAATACATCATTTCTTTTCGTGCCCCCTTTCATACCGCCCAGCGTAGTAGGCAGCAATAATGGTCAAAAACCAATAAACGAGCGTCATATATCACGCCTCCCAACTACATAATCAATGCTCGTGTTAAATAGATCAGCTATCTTCCAAGCTACTTTCATGCTTGGCATCACACGACCGTTTTCGTAGTCGCTTACTGTGTTAAAAGCAACGCCGATTTTGTCAGCTAACATTGATTGTGACATTTCAAAACGCTCACGAAGCTTTAAGATGTTCATGCAATCAGCCCCTTTATTTGATCAACTCCTGCTGTCCTTTTGACTTTCCACCTAGTTCCTTGATTAGCTCAATTGTTGATGAAGATGGATTCCAACCTGCTATAAATCTGTCGACTTTTTCAAAATGCTTTTTTCTTAGCTGAGTTCGTGTTTTGACCCCAGCAACTTCATTTATTTGGCGATTAATGTCTTTAAAAAGCTTTGACCGTTGCTTAATGTTTAAACGCAAACCGTGAACTTCAATATATCCGGCAACTGCCCCGCTTACTTTCTTAGCGATGTAGTTATATTCGCCGGGGCTTAACATCTCGTTGGCTTCAAATCTATCCATTCTCTCGTCAACTTTATTTACTTTTTCGTCTGTCTGTTTTTGGGCTTTAAACATTAGCTCAAGTGTTTCCATTGGTGTTTGTGGCAATTTAGGTTGTTCTCTCAGCTGGATTTCCATTGCATCAAAAGCATCGATGTACTTATTCTTGAATTCAAATGCTCTTTTACCTGTAAAACCCATAGCAAGTAAAACGAAGCCTCGGCGATTCATATAGATGATTCGATATTTCTGATGATTCTGTGGGTGTTCGTAAACTCCCTCAGCAAAAATCTTGTTTCCTTGGGGGTCTATCCAATTTTGGATACCCCCGTTCTTTTCAGCTAAGTTATCAATATCTCTTAAAACGTGTAGGTGTCTTTTCCCAAAAATTTTAGATACGGCCAAACTGTCTGTTACTGCTTGTTGATTTTTCATAATTACTAACTGATTCATAAAATCATTCCTTTCTATTCGTTGACTAAATGTTGACGTTCGGTAACGTTGAATTTAAAAAAAATTCCAATATCATTTTTATTAATTCCAACAGTTTCCGCAATTTTCGCTAATTCTTCGGCTCCAATTGGTGTTTGACCATTTTCTCTTTTCCAATAAGCTCCTCTAGAAATTCCAAGGATTTTTGCCATTTCTTGTTGAGAAACACCAGCTGCAATTCTTTCAGCTTTGATTCGTTGCAAATTGATTTCCATTCAAACTTACCTCCTTCCCACATTATTACTATATAACTTTTGTTACCGTATGTCAACATTTTATTTTTATTTAGCCTATTTTGTTTACTTACGGTAACATCAAGTATATAATAGGAATTGTTAGGAGATGAAACAAAATGAGAACAAGTAAAGACATAGTAAAGATAGTTACCGATACTAGAAAAAGCAAGAAAATGTCATTAGATGAATTAGGAGAAAAGGTTGGGCTTTCGAAAGCTGCCTTATCAAGATACGAAAATGGATCGAGAGAGTTTCCGGTTAATAAAACAGAAGCATTTGCAAAAGCTCTAAATTTAGATCCTCGATATCTTCTAGGAATTAATTCAGATGGGAACATTCTTTCCATATATGATAAGTTAGAATCTCTAAGGCAAAAGCGAGTTTATAATTTTGCTGAAGCACAATTATTTGAGCAAAACAGCAAAGCCGTTCGTTCAGGACGTGCAACCGCTGCTGGTGCCCCAATTGATGGAGATTACCAAGATAGTCAACAAGGAATAGTAGTAAGAAATGAAGTTCCACGTGGTGCCGATGAAGTTGTTACTATTGCTGGTGATTCAATGGAGCCGTTGCTTATGAAGGGATCGCAAGCATTCGTTCACTATCAGCCAACACCAGACACTGATGGAGAGATAGTAATTGTTTCGATTAGAGACATAGGAGTCACTTGCAAAAAAATTTATCGTGAAGATGGGAAAATTAGATTGAAGTCAATCAACGAAAAATATGATGATCTAATTTATCCGGCACAAGATGTTCGCGTGATTGGTAAAGTTATTACGCAAAAGAAATAAGCCCTAACTCGTTGCTGCGGAGGGCTAAGAGTTAAGGCTTACGTATCTGAGTAGAGTATATCACTTGCTCGGATATTTTTATATACATATTTACAATATAAAAAGGGAGTTGGGGAAAATGGTAGTTTTAGGAATAATAGGATTGTTAAGTATAATAATCGGTGCTTTATCGTTAATCTGGCTTATAGTTAGTTCATTTACGAAGTATAGCAAGAAACCGCCTTTAATTTTGCTTGCAGTTTGTGTTGGAATATTTATAATAGACTTGATTTCAACATCAGCTATTCAAGAAAATCAAGCCAAAGCTGCTGCACAATCTAGTTCGAAATTAGCTGCAAGTAAAAGCTCTGAGAAAAAGTTCTCTGAGTCTCTCAATAAAATGGGAAATGAAGCTGCTAAAGAGGACAGCAGAAAGCTTAAAGAGAACTCCAGTACGAGTGTCTCCACAAACTCATCAAGCACTGAAACACCCGCTCAAAAATATCAAAAGAAATTAAATTCATTGAACGGCGGAACTGCCGAATGGGCAACTTATGACCAAGGTTCAAACACAGTTACTTGGATTGGATATGACGCTTGGAGCAGTTATTCACACTCTGATTTGCAAAAAGCAATGGATCTCTTGCAGACTATGACTTATAGACAATCAGTAAATTATAATATTCAAAATCCTAATATTGTTGTAAAAACAGAAAGCGGCCATATAATTGCTACTGCATCAAATGGATCTGATCTTTCATTCAGCAAGTAAATTGGTCTACCTTGCTAACTAAATATCTTGTGAAACAATTAAGCCTGCTAGTTGGGCTTTTTTATTTTGCAATTCACTATCACTTTTTCACTAACTAAATACTGCACTGGTATAGCTGTTACTTGTTTTAATTAACATTATGTAAACTAGGATTGGTATTATCCACAAGTAGTAACGCTGTTCTCCTAAAAAAAAGCTCAATTAAGCAGTTATCCACAGCCCCTTGCTGCATTTAGGAAATTTGTGCCGGAGGAAAACAGTATTTTTCCCTAGATTTAACTAGAAAAAAATAATCTGTTGCATTTGAGGTTTCGACCATCGTTTTACAGGCAATCTATTTCAGCTATTCTCATAGCTCAATTAAAAACTCTTTTAATTAAAAAAGGCTGACAAAAGTATGCCCTTGCCAGTGTCGTTTTAGACTATTTTAATTGTCACATCATACTACCACCACGCTATTAGTTAGCAGCCTCTAGTCTGCGGGTTAGCGCTGAACCCAGCCTAGCAGATAGATTGCATATCTACTAGACTACTCAATTATTTTGGTGAAGTAGTCGCTGAGTTCGCGACTTGTCTACTTGCTGTACGTTCGATTATAAGCAGCTGTCGCACGCCTAAGCGTGAAGCCTATAACTTACTAGTATTGCCTGCTTAGCTTGTCTCCTAAGCTTTCAAAATCGCTCACATTTACAATGTCGGCAAAACATTGTATAATACAGTTACTAATCGCTGGCTGTTCAATCGTGGTGGATTGAGTGGCTTTTTTCTTTATATAGGTTTGGGTTTGAGCTTTGGCTCAAGCCTTTTTTATTTACTCTTTTAATATAGCATCTGTTTAAGATAATTGCAAACTTTTTTATCGTTGTATACATGTAATAATGTATTTATGTGGTTATGTAATATAATACTATAATAAAAAAGTGTTATTGTACTAGTTATTATTTTTTTACACGATATTTTTGTTTATATAGCAGCCTTTGATATAGCCTAGTATACATATACTATTTTTTACATGTATATAAATACTATTTTTCATTTGTAATTTTGCGTTAATGTATACATGTTACTCAAATAATGCTAAAATTTAATCATTGATAATAACAGATAGAGGTGCTTAAAATGTCATGCAGAACAATTACTTTTGGAAACCTAAAAGGTGGAACAGGCAAAACAAGCAATAGTACTATGAGCGGAATTGAATTGGCTAGGCGAGGATATAAGACTCTTTTAATTGACCTTGATCCACAAGCCAACGCAACTAATCTTTATTTAAAAACTAAAGAGAATGTGGATGGCCAAATAGTTAGTTTTGAAAAAACATTTATGGCTGCTATTGAGAAAAAAGATTTGCAGGCAACCATTATTCCGATAATTGATCATTTAGATGTGCTACCATCTTCAGCCGATTTCTCATTGTATCCACGATATATGGAGAAAAAAGATCCTGACTACAATGCACGTGTAAGATACTTAGACGAGTTGATCAAGCCTTTAAAAGAAAAATACGATTATATCATCATAGATATTCCACCTACAATATCGCTTATAACCGATTCTGCCTTGTATGCTAGTGATTACTGTTTAATTGTATTGCAAACTCAGGAACGCTCGTTACAAGGCGCTGAGGCGTTTATAAAATACATTCAAGATGAGGTGATTGACACGTTCAAAGCTCCCACATTAGATGTTTTGGGAGTATTGCCAGTGCTTCTAAAAAATAACGCCCCCGTTGATTTAAGCACCCTCGAAGTTGCTAAAGAAAAGTTTGGTGACGATATGTTAGACGTGGTTATTAAAAACATGGAACGAATAAAAAGGTATGATGTAACCGGTGTTACTTTCAAAGACCAATTCGACAAAAAAGTTCAGCGTGTATACAAAAAAGTTGTTGATGAAATATTAGCAAGAATAGGGGCTGAGGAGCAATGAGCTTAGTTAATTCAAACAGAAAAAACTCAATAAAAAAGATTGACCGTGGACATGATATAAAACCCGAAGAAAAATTTACACTAGATGATATTAATAAAGCTGGAACTGGTTCTTCTAAAGCCAGCGTTGATCGTGTTACTTTCTATGCTAACGTTAGGATAAACAATCACATTAAAAACAAACTTGAAGCATTAAGCACTGTTGGATTTGCAAAATCTCAAAAAGAGGCGCTTAGTGATGCTCTTGATTACTACATTGATTCTCTGCCAGCTGAAAGCAAGAGAAAATTAAAAATCCAAATTGCAACTCTTGAAGAGCGAGATGTCTTGCTTAAAAATAAAAGCAATAAATAATAAATTACAAATTACTTATTTTTTATAATTTATAATCCTTAGCCCACAAAAGGGCTATTTTTTATACGCTCTATTTTGCAAGCTAGCGTATAACTGCCCGACTAAAATTTGAAACTGCATTAGAATGCGCGTAAAAAAATAAGAAAAGTTGCAAATAAGTGTTTACTTTTCCTTCATGAAGTAATACAATAATCTTGTAAGATAAATAAGGAGGAAATTAAAATGAAAGAATATCTGCGGTTCAAGGCGATCCCTAAAGATGAAAAATCTTGGAACTTTATAGAAGAAAAATATGAAAATGGAGTTTCTGCTTTTGAGTTAGTTGATGGCAAACCAGTATTTTCTAACTTGCAACTCATTAGTAGCTTTACGAGCCGCAGAGACGATGATGCTTATATCGTGACTGGCGATAAAGCCGGAGTTGGTTTTGATGGCGAGCCCCTTTTGAAAAACGTCAAAATAATTAAAAAGGCTAACCTTGACGTTGACAAAATTTCAATGGACTTTTTAACATCAAAGTTTAAGGATAAAAAGGACATTGGCTGTCGTAAAGACATCTACATGATTAGAGAGTTCGCCCGAGTTGATGCTATTAACCCCAAAACTGGGGAGATTGTAAAAGAGGCAAATACGTGGGATTACCCTGACTGGAAATTTTCAGGTGAATATCACGTATGGGAATATGCCGGATTTAAATTTTCAGACCCCGTTGACGGATTTGACACAATCGTTGGAACTGAAAGGTTGATTGCTAAAAAGAAGGAGTTGGCTAAAAATTGAAAAGAGAAAAAAGCAAAATTGAGTGGGATAAAAACAACAGCAAGCGTCTTGCCTATCTAAAAAACAGATCAGAAGCATTTAGCTTCGTTAGCCCGAAGACTAAAGCCAAGCAGGAGCGGTTTAATAGTCAGGACGATTATGTAGCTGACTTGAAAAAGTTGAAAGCAGCTATTGATGAAAAATTAAGCACAAAAAATAAGCCTACTCGAAATTAATCGAGCAGGCTTTTAATATACAAAAAAATAGCCTGCTCGTCAGTAGGCTACCGATAGCACGTCTGCTATCACAAAACCACCAAGCCAGAACGTGTCTGCCTAAAAAGGAATGGTGGGTGTGGGCTCTTTGCCCTCGATAAATCTATTATAACACATTTTATATGTATGCCAGCCGGAGCTGGCTTATTTTATCTAGCATATCCTAACATATAGTTAGGACTCAAATGTCTGTCAGCAACATAGCACCAATTGCCGCTAGCACCCTTGTACACGATGTAGCGATAACCAGCTGAGTAGTTGTCAATATAGCCAACATACTTAATTGACTCCCCAGCATAGTAGTACTGATATGTTGGGTTAGTACCTGCACCGTGCCAGACCATCAATCGCTGGTTTGGTGTGAAATATCCATTTTGCGCATGAACGCTAGAGGGTAGGCTTGACGAGCTAGAACTAGTTGAACTGGCCTGTTTAGCTGTTTGCAAAATCTCAACGTTAGACTTATCAATCCAGCTTAAAATACCAGCAAGCAAAACTTTACTACCTGAAATCTGCTGAACTTTATAGGATTTACCTTTTACCCAGCTAGGAATAGAGTAACCGTTTGACCACTTAGACGCTGAAAAATTAACTTTAACCGTGTATCCGACTGCAATATCAGATTTAGCTGTGTTGTTCGCTGCTTGTCCTTGCTTAATTGCCGTTGTAGTAGTTGTAGTCTTAACGGTTGTAGCTCCAACGCTATTAGTAGTTGTGCCATTGTAGCCGTTTTTAGTAATTTCTAGCAAGTCAACATTTCCGTCCAATCCGCCAACTTTGTATGTGCTAGTAAACTGCAACATATGAATGTTCTTGTAACTTGGAAAATAATTATAATCCGGACTAGTACGCACTTCGTAGTCAGGATATTCCGCTAACCAAAGCGGATAACTGTCTGCAATCGTGGATAAATCTAAATGTGCTTTCAAAAAATTAAGATAGCCGTATAAAACTGGGGTAAACCCGGATTGCTTAATACGATTTAAGGCATACATAACAGCATCAGTATTTTGATCTCCGCTTTCAACATCTAAAGCAACGATCGAATTTTTAGGTGTCTGCACTTTTGGCAAGTAGTAGTCTAGCATCTGATCTGCTTGTGATTGTGTACTGAACTCACTAAAAATATAAGTGTGTGCCCGTTTGCCTTGTGCAATCGTTGACGCTACTTGGCTCTGATAAGTTGATTGTGGATAAAATATTCCATCATAATAACCACCAATCTGGCAGATGGCAAACTTGTCGCTAGCTTGACCAAACACAGCCGTTGAGCCTTGATACTTTGATAAATCCACGCCTTGGTCACGGTCAGCACTTACACTGACTGTAAGCAAAAAAGCACTAGCAAACGCTAATGCTCCAAGATAATATTTTTTGACTCTCAATTTTAAGCCCCCTTGCTTAACTCCTCGACAGCTTTTTGTGCATCAGCTAAAGCTTTTTGTTTAGCTTCTAAGTCTGATTTAGCAAGTGCTAATTTCTTAGCTTTAGCATCAGCTAATGCTTTCTCTTGACTAACTTCCTCAGTTTTTTCTTGCTGCTCCTCAGTTTTTTGTGGATATACAGTTTCCAGAGTAGTTTTTGCTTCGGCATAAGCCTTTTCTACTGCATTTTCAATTACAGTTAAATCTGCTTCACTAAATCCTAAAGCATCAAGCCCGTTTTTTACGTATTCAACAGCTTTTGACTTTTTAACAGTGCCCTCGATGTATTTATCCACCCCCAATTTTTCAGCAGCAACTACCGCATCTTTGGCAAGCGGAGAAACTGCATCTAAAATTGACATTGCTTCCTTATTTGACTTCAAAAATTTAACTCCATATGCAAAAATAGCTGGTACTACAGCCACCGCGATTGTCATGATTAAATCTGAAATATTATTAATATTCATTTTAACTTATCCTCCAAATCTTCTATTTTGACCCCTTGCTCATGCAACTTAATTTCATGAGTCTGTAGCATTTTTTCGTGCTGTTCTGCTCGTTGCTCAAGTGTATGCAAGTTTCTCTCTTGCAATTCGTGTGACCGTTTTAAATCGTTTCGAATCCCTTGTATCGGCAGCTCAACATACCTTTTTAATAGCCCTCTGAGTAGATAGCCGACTGCGCTTATTACAGCTACAATCGACCCCCACTCGTCCCAGCCTAACCCTAAAACTTGATGTGGCACATACAATCAACTCTTTCCTAGATAGATTTAACCAAAATAAAAAGCACGCCCCACAAGGGTATGCTTAACAATGTTGCATTCCAAAGACCTTTGAAAAATCTCATTCGATCAACTCCTAATTGGTTGCTGTTTCAGATTTAGCAGCTGTTGTTGCAGTACCGCTGTCAGTCGTAGACGTTGATGTTTCAGATGTTGAAGTGATTGCCGATGAGCTGTTGCTATTAATCTGCGCTGAACTGTGTTGTGCGGCAAAGGTAGAGAACCAGTTTCCAATATCTGCGGATAGTCGCTAAATTTAAGCTTGTAAAAATTGTTTTGGTAAACCAAACCGTACAGTTCTCCTATTCTGCTAGGTGTCCAGTAGACTAATTTGTCATTAGCCCCATCTTTCGTGTACTTCATCAGATATAAGTCATCAATGTACCCAGTATGATCAGCTATTTCAATTTTGCTGTCAAACGTGTAGCCATCAAGCTCATCGATTAGCCATTTTACACCTTGCCCAATTGTATTGAGAGTACAATCATCATTTAAAATTGAATGATTATTGCCTAGATCAGAATAGCTGCATATGATTGAATACCCAAGATAATCCAAGATCAATATTTCCCTTAAATGCAGCTTAACTCCTTCTGATTGAGGCCATTGCCCTGTCCACCATGAAGGCGTGCCGAAAGCATAGCAAAACTCTGTAGTAATGAGTGCTTTGCCATTTTGCTGCATTGAATTTGGGAAAATGCCATAATCTGCTCTATCAATTAGATTTTCAGGCGCCCCGTTATCAAAAGTTCGATACATGTAAGGATGCAAGCTTGCTAAATCAGCATGATCAAAAAGTCCCAATTGACCAGCATAGCTTATCAAGCTTTCAAATTGTCTTGAAGTATCTAGTATTCCATTAGAAAATCCCGGATAAAGAAACATCGCCAAAGTACAAAAAAGTGAATTAGGGTCAATCAATTTTGACTGCGCATATTCCCACTTGTCAAAATCAACCCACGCTTTTATTACATTAGGATCATTCCATGTTGGCGACCAAAAGCTACCATTAGGTTCGTTCCATCCCTCCCAGATTATCCCTTTATTAGCACAAGCGGTCATAGCATTGATGATACATGACTTAATATTCCCAAGCTGTGTAGGAGTATAGTAGCTGTAAGTATCAGTATTTAATGCTCCAGTATGAAAACTGTGCAAGTCGGATATTACTGTCATGCCTAAGCTTTGCTCATATTCAAAAAAAGCTTTAACCGAAGTCGGATCGAATGTTGTTGGATCATTAGCACTATCCTCACCAATCCAGATTGGTGTTTTAAGATATTTTAAGCCTAAGTCAGCAAAAGCTTTAGCTTGTTGTTGTGAATTTGAATTGTAAGCCCACAAAAAAGTTCCAAGCTTATCTGTGATTGGCCGCCTACGATTTACATGATCTGCATTGTTGAACATTAGCTCACCGCCTCCGTCAAAAAAATTGATCCAGATACATCAGAAATATAGCCGTCGGTTAGACTAAAACCGGTAACAGCACCACAACTAATCACTCTGTCACCATTATACTGGCGAAAAATCATGTCTTGTGTGTTAGCTTTGTGCCCCGTTCCGATAAAATATTGAACCGCTGTATCATTTAAAGCTGAAAATCCTGCTGGCAGTTTGAAAAGACAAGTGTCATCGCCACCCCAATTTTTATATGTCTCGCTTTGAAGGGCTGCTTTAAGGGCAAAAGAGCCTTCAAAAATCATTTGTTGGAAAGTGCCGATTTTGATAATTCTATATCTAAAATCATTCGCGGTAACGTAAGTTCCGAATGTCACTCCACTTGTTAGCCAGCCAGTATCACTGATTGAATTTTGAATTGTTTGAATCCAGCTATCTTGAGCATTTTCACGATCACTTAAGCTTGAATAATTTTGTCTAGCAGATTTTAATTCGTTTTCATGGCTAGCCTGCTCAGTGTCTAGTGCATCAAGCCGAGCTCCTAGAGTAGTGTATCCGGTGCCTGATACCGTAGAAGTTCTTGCCGCTGCCACCTCTGAATTGGTATTAGCACCAGCGATTGCTGAATCAAATTGCCCTTTCATGCCTTCCGATTGCTTGATAAATTGTGCTGCTACATCACCAAACAGCTGAACTGCTTGAGCCATTGCCTCACGTGTATCATCTCCAACACCTTTTGAGCGTATCCAGTTAGCAATTTGGGCTGCTGCCTGCTGCATATTGCCCTCAGTTGGCGCTACGTAGCTAGGCACCGGTGTATAGTCATAATTTTTATTTGCCAAAATATTAATCCTCCTTAAACAAACGCTTTATTGTAACTGTAACTGCAATCGAGTTTCCCACCGTTATATGTCCAAGTATATTGCCATGCGTCAGCTCCACTTGGCTTTGTACTGGTTCCAATTGAAGCAATCCATTTAAATTTAGCTGTAGAAGTGAACCGGCTGCCAAACCAGCTTGCAGAAGCATAATCACATGTGTTTGTATATCCAGCAGCGGTTAACACCGCATAGAAATCACTAATCATACTATTTAAAGTTGCTACACTAGATGAAAGAGAATTGTCCTCAATGTCGCAAGCAACAATTGCTGTTTTGGATAGTCCAAGCGCTTGTATTTCAGCTAAGAATGCTTGCCCTTGTGCTGTACCAGTAGAGTCACCCTTTAAAAAGTGATAAGCGCCAACTGCTTTAATTCCAGCGCTGTTTGCATTAGCCAAGTGGCTTGCTGCAAGTGAGTTAACATATGATGTTCCCTCGGTTGCTTTAACGATAATTCCTTTCACGCCGCTGTTATAAAGTGTTGTGAAGTCTGATACACTCATACTTCCATTATTGCTTGAAGTATCAATAAATTTTTGCCCAGAAATCCAAACATCATTGTTATTAATAATGTTTTGTACTGTATCTGATAGCGACGAGTAATTATCACTTATTTTGCTGATTGCATCAGCCTGCTTGCTGATAGTTGCAGCTTGATTTGCAGTTAGTGACGAAAGCAGTGATATTTTTTTCTGCAAGCTTTGAGTCTGCTTAACTTTGTTTTGCAAATACGCGCTCAAACTTAGATTAGTACTGCCAATTTTAATTGTTGAGCTTGTCGGAGTTACTAAGTCCAAATCGAGCTCGCTTACTTGGAGCCATTCGGTTGGAGCTACAAAATCGTTGATAAACTGATACTGATTGCCAACTTTGAAATCATCAATCGTTTTGTCAATCAAATGCAGATTAGATACGCTGATTTCCCAGCTTTCAGTCGCAGCTGATTGCTTAGCTAACCAAGCTTGTGCTTGAGTTTTGAGTGTAGCTGTATCAGTTACGTTGCTAAAATTTTCAGTACCAACGATAATTCCAAACTCGTCTATCAAGTTTTGACTGTCAACGTAATTCGGATTGCTCAACGCAACTTTAGCTGTTGTTGTCTGCTTATCGGTCGTTAATGAGCTTGTGTCCATTGATGTACTGCTGTCGGTACTGCTATCCGCTCCGGTTGGGATTAGTCGAGTAACTACTGACGTGGGATCAACTGTTTTTTGAGCCGATTTCATGTTGAAACCAATTCGCAGCGGAGTAGTGCTTTGTGAACCCACACTAGCAAGATAATTAATCGTCATTGTGTCATAATCAACCGTGATATATCCACCGTAGACATCAATCAGCCGGTTAGTGATTGCATCGAAAGTATCCTCATAATCTAAATAACGATCAGCAGACCCACTTGAGTCTGTGACCGTCACGCTGCCAACATTGAACCTTTTATATTCCTCAACTTGACTGTTATGTTGACTAATAATTGCCTGAAAATACTGTGCAACTGTGCAATTGCTAACCTTTTGCTGTACTTGACAGCTGTCATGGAGATACGCTTCAATCGATTCAGCAGAATATTCCTGATAAATCAAACCGGAACTATCCATAGCATGAATTGGCTTGATGATCCTGCCTCTAAAAAGCCTGTTCCCATTTTCCAAAATCTCAACATGAGACTTCATCAGGTTTATCTTTTCCCAAGCGGGGTTGTCGATGTTCATTTGAATGTCGACTGTATCTATACTGTTGAGCCCTAGTGTCGCTTGACAAGCATGGAGCTTTGGAGCGTTTGGAATAGTGCTATGAATTAAAGTTCCTGTTGAGGAAGATGGCGAGTCATAGAGAACAACATCATAACTCATACCATAACCTCCTTGTAAAATTGAAAATTAATTGTGCCTGATCCTGACAGTGCCACCGAGTTGGCTCCTTGCTCAAGCCGGATTAATGTGTTCGTGTAAGTTCCTGCTGAAAAGCTCACGGTGTAGCCATTCACAGTAACCGTAATGTTACCAGTAACTGTTATTTTCGGATAAATTGTGTCGCCTCCGGGGTTAATCAGTGGCACTACATCAGTACCTGAAACTGTAAAACTTGTATCTTGACTAACATCATAATCAAAATTAAAAGTATCCCATTCATCGTTGCCCTCAGGGATTGACCAGTACAGAAACGGATAGCAGCTAAAGACAATTGTTGCTGTAAAATAATGCCCCCATAGCTGATCCTCAACAGAAATTGATGTGCAAGTTGCAATCCAGTAAGAGTTTTGAGGATCATAGTTGTCATTCAACGGCTTTTTTGAAGGTGGCATCAGCTTGCTTTTTAAGTAAGCCTCAGTATTTCGCCTATCAGTAAAATTGCCGTCAACTAAGCACGTATAAGTAATAGATCTATTTTGAAAAAAGCGTTCCCCGTCAAGAGATGAAAAATCCGTAGTTCCCTGACGATAAGGTATCGTATCAGTTACTGTCTGCTCCTCAGGAGTGGGAGCAGCCCTCTGCTGAACAATCAGCCCTAAATCGTTAGAACTGATATTGTTAAAAATAAATGACTCACGCATGCCCATACCTCCCGACATTTTGTTGTCTCTGATACATCATGTTATCAGTGTCTGACCCAACTGCTTTAGCAAAAGCTTTTCCGTTAACATTGATTTGAGTTGTTTTAGACGCCATTGATCCAATCGCATCACAAATTTTATCCATTTTGTTAAGCAACTTGTCTAAATTATCTTGTGATGTATCATTGCCACTATTATTAGCTGAATTGCGGCTCACGTTATATCCAACTGATTCGAGCAGTTGATCAGCGCGATTCTTTTTGCTTGAGGAGAGTGGTAGAACCAGTTCAGGCTGATTTTCTTCACTAATTTCGGCTAATTGGTGAATTGTTGAAATACCGCCATCGGCAAATCTTCTGTGACCACTAGGGCCCCAGCCACCAGTTTTTACATCACTAGCCCAGTTCGAATCATTGAACATTGCCAAAAGTTGATCATAACCATTTTTGATATTAGTATGTCCGCTAACCATGTAGCTTCTAAAAGTACTAGGCACGAACTGCAAAAGTCCTTGTGCTGGGTGGCCTTCTTCCGAGTTAATATCCTTAACTTTCTGAATAACCGTTGGATCACCGCCAGATTCATTCTGGATAACTTTCAGAATTTTGTTAATCTGTCCATCAGTTATGCCACTGATTTTCATAGTTGCAGCGGCTTTTTTAATATATGATTCCCATCTTTTTACCCCAGAGCCGCTAGGATTAGATGCAGAACCTGAGTCAGACAGTTTTTTAACAACGTTAGCAATTGCTTCAATACCTTTTTTAACAAGGCCTTGGCTAAACTCTTGTGCTACAGTCCCAACATTAGCAACACTTTTTAGATTGAAAGCACTATTAGCTATATTGGTAAGCAATTTAACAGGGTCTTTAATGTTGTCTATTAAGTCCATTGCAGAATCTGAAACATTATCCCACAGGCTTGATGCTCCGGATTTTATTTCAGAGACGAAGTTTGAAATCGTAGTCGTTCCTTTAGAGTATGCAGGAAGCTTCCCGGCGTAAGATCCACTTAAAACCTTTCTTGTGTCTCGCGCATTTAAAATCATTTCTCCAGCTTGTAGTTGAGTAAATTGTGCACCATTTTTCCCAAGCAATCTAACTTGGCCTGAATAAGGCTTATAGGCAAGCTCAGCACCAGCTTCACCGACTAAGGCTAATTGGTCGTGCTTTAAAGTCCCTGAACCGTTAGCATAAGCCGGCATTGACATAGCTGAGTAACTAAAATCGCCCTTGCTAGATTTAATTGTTTCAACACCAAAATCTTTAGCAAGGCTGTTCCACCAACTAGCAATTCTAGACCAGATTGACATTGTACCCGAGCCCTGTTTGCTCTGTGCTTCTAATGAGCCGTTTGTTTGTTTGACAGCATGTCCTAAAACACCCTTTGACTGATTGCTAGCAGATGATACAACATCTTCTTTTTGTTTCTCGGCTTTTGTAGTAACGTCTGACCGTTGTTTTTCAGCTGCACTCTTAGTTGCACTGTACTGGTTTTCGGCGTGTTGCTTGGTTTTGTTGTATTGGTCAAAAGCTGCATTTACAGCAGACGTCCTTTGATCCTCGGCCTTTTTCTTAACTGCTGCTCTTTGCTGTTCAGCCCATTGGCTGTTACCTTTGTACTGACTATTTGCTGCCGCTACAGTCTTTTTATACTGGCTATTTGCTGCTGAAATAGATTCATTTTCCTGACGAGTTGCAGCTTTAATAACAGCATTGTAGGTTTTATCTGCTGCTTTCATCTTGCCGCTGTATTCTTGATTAGCAAGCTTAACAGTCTGCTTATATTCACTGCTTGCATCGTTGACAGCTGTTCTCAACTGCTGTTGGCTCAGCTTACCTTTATTTTTAGTAAGATTTTGCAGTATTTTTTGTTGCTTATTTGACTCTAATTGAATCTTGCCGGTCAAAGTTTCATGCAATTTTGCCTGCTCGGTCATGTCGTTTTTAGCGTATTTAACATTCAGATCAGAGAGTTGCTTACTCTTTTTACTTGATGCAGAATCAATTGCAGCTTTTTTCTCAGCTATTAATTTCTTAGTAGCTAGACTATTTTTGCCGGAAGTTTCTTCACTATATCTAATTTCTCTATTGTATTTATTTAAAATGCTAGATTTTTTCTTGTTATATGATTCTTCAATTTTTTGACGCTGACTAGCGTAATATTTAGCAACTACCGTGCGGTCTTTACCCGAACTATTTTCGATGGTTTTTGAGTTTTTAGCTGCTGCTTTAATTGCTGCTACTTGTTTGGTGTACTCAGCATCAGACATATTGCCAGTTTTATGCAGCTCTTTAATCGCAGCCAAATCGTTCTTTTCTTTTTGAGAAATGTAACTCTTTTGTGCTTTTAGTAACTCACTATATGCTGTTTTAGCGCTAATTTTTGGTGTTTTAATAGTTACTTTGCCAACGTTGGCATTCCAATTTTTGACAAAAGTCTTAACGGCTTTTTTAACTACTGAGCTTCCACCAATCTGATCGCCTAAAGTTGCACCTATCATTGCACCAGTAGGACCAGCAATAACTGCACCGATTCCACCACCAATTAATGTGCCTGCAGTTTTTCCAGCGGCTGTATATTTTGCAGATGCAGAGTTCGATTTAACTGCCTTTGAGATACTGCTTCCAACGTCCCAAGCTGTCAACGCTAACCCTGCGCCGTTAATCAGGCGAGATGCTAAGTTCGTGCCTAGCAAGTTCCACTTGCTACCGGATTTAGCAACAGTTGATTCAGCATCGCTTACTACAGTCGATCCAACGTTTTCAGCGGTGGAAACAGTTTTGCCAGTCGATGATGTACTTACCGTTGTACCTGTACCCACACTAGCAGCAGCTGTTTTCTTGTCTGCTAAATTTTGATAAGCGTCTGACAAAATATTAACTTGAGTTGTTTCTTGCTCAAGCTTAGTTTTGCCAGCTCCCATCAAATCGAAGAAATCTTGAACCTCACGAGCAAAGTTTTTAACTTTATCGACAACCCAAATTGTCGCTACAATTTTTGCAAAGGTTTTAATGTCGTCAGTATGCTTAGCAGCCCATTCTCCAGCCTGTAAAACTCCGTTGGCAAACTTTCCTACATACTTTGCATCTTTCTTGATAGCATCTTGAAAGTCTTTTTTTGCGAAAGTTTTGCTTAAGTCGTCAGCCGCTTGCGTCATATAAGGCAAAAGTTTCGATCCAAACATAATAGTCAAGTTAGACCATGCCTGTTCAAAACGCTTTTCAGACTGTTGTGCTGTGTTGGAGTTCTTTTTTGCAAGTACTGCAACGTATTCACCCTTGTCTCCAGCCTTTTGGACTTTATCAGTTAATTCTGACAACTCCTTGTTATGCTGTGCAAGGATAATTCCTGCTTGTTGTCCAGTAGTGCCAAACAATGAATTGAATACGGAAGCTTTTTTTGCCTTACCTAAATTTTTAGTTTTGTCATTGATAACGGACATAATTGTTGACAAACTTTTGAAGTTTCCTTTTGCGTCAACCAAATCCGATCTTTTGATTCCTAATTTGTCGAGTAAAGAAGTCCCACCGCTAGAACTTTTTGCATCTTGTATTTTTTGAGAAAGATCTGAAATAGCATCTTTTTGTGTCTGAATGGCTGATGTAGCAGCTTTTTGAGTTTTAGTTCCATTTTTTACGTCTGCGTTTAATTCATTTATTTTTCTTTGATGTTTTGCTATTTGCTCGTTGTAATCTGAGATAGCACCGCTTACACCTTTTTGAGCAACTTCCTGTGCAGCCAATGCATCTGATATGCTATTTACAACTTTTCTGAGACCGGTTCCAGCCTTGTCCGCCTCCAATCCGTGATTCGATAATTCGCCCATTGCAGCGCTGGTTTCAGACAATTTGAAGCCTGCACTGTGAGCAGAGTCACCAACATATTCCATACCTTTGCCTAATGACTGAAAATCTGTTGCAGTCATATCAGCTGCATAAGCAAGCTCATTAACAGCTCTTTTACTGTTTGCGGTCATTTTTGCTGTGTTATCTGTACGCATTCCAAAAGCATCAACTACCTGAGACGATACTTTTACAACATCGTTAAAATCATCGCCTGAAGCAACTGAAGCTTGTAGTTCAGATTTCATTGCACCTAAAGCTTCTTTAGAAGAATAGCCACGTTTTACTAGTTCTTGGTATTGTTCCGCAATGTCTTTCTGGCTTTTGCCATATTGAACTGAATACTTTATGCCATCCTTCTGCATTTGAGCAACATTTTTAACAGCTTGAGATGCCTTTTCTCCACCGGTGGTTAGTAAGTTAGTAGTAACTTTGTACTCATTTTGAAGTGTAGAAGCTTTCTTAGCGCCTGAGAACATTGCAGCGCTAACTGCAGCGATACCAGTTGCTGCTACAGCTGTACCAGTTTTTACGTTTTGCCATCCTTTTTTTATCGCTGTAGTTGCTTGCTTAGAAACATCTCTAACTTTTAATGTAGTATTTGAAAGATTCCCAACTTTGCTATTTAAAGTAACGATTTCACGTGAGTTTGAAGCATAAGCAGATGTCAGATTATTAACACGAATTTTTTGTTCTTGATACTCTTTCGAAGAATTACCATACTTTTCACTTAAAGAAGTGAGCCGGTTTTGCTCCGCAGCAAGTTGAGCAGACATTTTAGTATGAACATCTTTTAGCCCGTTTAATTTAGCTTTTTGTGCTTGCCACTCGTTCCCTTGTGCTTCTAAAACTTTTACATAGCTTTCAGATGATCTGCTTGCTAAATCAGTTGCATCTTTTAGCTTAATGATGCCGGTTTTTTCTAGTTCTAGACGGCTTTCCGCTTTCTTCTGTTGTGAAGTAAAGCCGCTCAATTTAGCTTCCGCACGCTCGATTTGAGTCTGATATTTTAGATAAGAGTTAGCGGTCTCAATATTGGCAACTTTTAAGCTTTTTTGCTGAGCTGTTAAAGACTCAATCTTAACTTGCAGTTCGTTAAATGTCTGCTTATTTTTGTCTACACTCGTGTCAAGCTGGTCTTGCTGAGTTTTGAGCTCTTTAATCTGATTCATGAGCTTAATATATTTTTCAGCTGTCTCAGCAGTTGAAATATTAAGCTGTGACTGTTTTTCTTTTAGTGCATCAATCTTAGCTTGCTGCCTTGACATAGATTCTGAAAGCCCGCTTACTTTAGCTTGATATGCCTTAACAGTTTCACCAGCTTCAAACAAAGATGCTGTTTGTCTTTTCCATGCTGCTTGATTTAAGCTGACAAGATTAGTTAAACTTTTAATGCTTTTAGAAGTTTCTACTACATTTAAAGCGATTGTAGTGCCCATTGTAGAAGTTACATTTTTTGCCATCTGTTATTCCTCCTTATACAAAAATAAGAGGCAGTTGCCAACGGCAACTACCTCTTAACTAAACTCATTGGGTCAACTTCCCTGTCTTTTAATTCTTTCGCTCCTAAAACTTCTTGCAACTCATAAAAATCTTCTTCATCAAACTGAGATGGGAGTATATGAAACTTGACTAAGCAAGTTTTCTCATAAAGTTTAAAGTCCTCAATCCTATTTTTTACTCTATAAACCCATTCAGCCGCCTTTATTTTTTTTCAGGTTCCGCCACTTCTTCTTGGATTTTAGTTACATCTTCGTCTGATAAGCCTTTTAGGCGCAAAATGATTCGGTTGACAATTGAAACTGTTAAATCACGATCCATGTCCTTAACTAACTCAACTTGCTTATTATTAAGTTTGAGTGTGTCTTTTAAAAATTCGGATGAGTTTTTAATAAGCTCGATATTGTCTCGGACAGTTTCAACGTATGTTTTGCCATTGGTATCAGCTGTCTTAGCTAAAAATAACTCCATTTCGTA